CCGGTCCTTTAAGCGCCAGGTTATGACATCTCGTTCCGGGGGCAAGTCTGCCTGCCAGGCTCGCACTTCTACTCGGTCCTTCTCCGGGGTCCCCTCGTACTCTTGTGCTTTGCTCAGCGCCTTACCCAAAATCTCGGGGAGCTGGTCCACGTCCTTTGCTGGGCGGGGGCTCTTGAAGTGAGCGCCGGTACACTCTGGGCCCTGGGGGAGGCCGAATCCGATAGCAGGACCGACACTTTGCAGGATGACTTGAGCGAGCTGACTGGACGAGCCTCGGTGCCGGGCCAGATCCTCGACGAAGCGAACTGTTGGGTTCCAGGGAAAGGGCATCATGGCATCCTCCTCTGTCCCGGTTCGAGTTCAGCGATTGGCTGTCCCCAATATCCGAGAGTCATCTTGAAGCAGGCCAAGCGCCAGTACTCAAGCCGTCCATTGTCAAGCCGGTACTCATCTATTGCACGTATGTCGTAGGCGTTCCTGCGCTGATATGGCTGCAGGATTCCGCCCTCTGCGTCGAGAACAACCGAGATGATTTGGTCGTAGACATCGGGGATCACGCCAGCTTCTAGATAGATGACCTCCAGGTTGGTCTCTAGCGGGCCGATCTCAATTCCTTGTTTCAGGTTCGACTTGCTTCGGCCTGCGCTATACCCGGGAGCAGAGTAGTACTGGATCCATGTCTCGTCCCACAGGAACCCTGCCCCTAAGCATGCGTCACAGACATGAGCTTTCGAGCTGCCCTGCACTCCTACTTTCCGACATTGGTAACAGGGGATGAGATTGTTATTGGAGTCCCGACGCATCCGGCGATAGATGCCCGGAATCCCTCTGGCTGCTTCTGTCCCGTTTCCCCGAATGGTTTGAGAGAACTCTTCTCGGAGATTGATATCAGCGCCTGATCCGTAGAGGAGAGAGGTACGAGCCTTGGACATTATCTCCCCCGGCCCCTGCCATTTGACCTGTACCACCTATCGGGTAGTCGGGTGCCGCGATTGTAACGAGGTGAGTAAGTGCCGGTGATAGCGCCCGGGCTCCCAGGAGGAATGAACCCCCAGGTCCGAGAGAACAGCGGTCGGTACGGGTCACAGCCGCCCTTCACTACAGGAACAGGTCCGAGGCTCGCGCCGATGCCGAGACAGCCCTTCGAGAAGATCACAGACTCTAGCTGCTGAATCTCATCTCGTATCCGACTGATCGGGTTTGTGTCACCGTCTCTCGTGTTGAACTCAATCTCGAAGTCGCCAAGAGCTTTCCGGGCCACAGGACTGATCCCCTGTACCCCATTGATAAGAGACAGTAGAGCTCTGAGAGTCACGTAGCGCCAGCGCACCTGATGGAAGTAGGGCTCATTGGGCACAGTCCCGCAATGGGCTATGGCTACACCATCGACCCAGCGAGAGGCTTCGAAGATAGCTAGCTTGATTAGGGAGTCGGGAGTTGAGCCGAGACTCTTGCCCGTCTCCATCTCGATCGCCTGCACCGAACTATAGAGCGGATCAAAGCGAGTGAACCAGAGACCATAGATGGGCTCAGCCGGCCTCGTTCCGTCCGCAGCCAGCAGCCCCCATGGCTTGATCTCGACCTCAAGTCTCGTATTCTTCCCGAGCGGAGTTACAGGCATTACGTATTCTCCAGAAAGACACGAAGCACCGTATCAGCCGGATACCTCAAGGTGACAGGAAACTCGATCTTGTTCGGAGTGTAAGAGGTCTCTGCTCGGAGACTGGTGTCGCCATTCACGGGCCCGATCGTGATTCGAATCGCATTAGTGTCGATCGCCAAAGGAGCCAGTGGCTTGTTGAACATGAAGTCGACGTACTGGAGGTTCTCATCAATCTCACAGGAGAGGTTGATCGGTAGCGTATGGGACAGCCCCAGTCCTGGTTGAAGGCTCGCGATCGGAGCGGGAGCTGCCCGAGAGATCAGAGAAGATGTATCGGTCGGAATCGCCTGGGTGCCGATGTTCCCGGTGATGAACTCCGAGATGTTGATCTTGTCCAGGTACTCCGGGGGCTTCACCAGGAACGAGAACTGGTCCCCAGGCTGGAAGGTGCCCTGCAGGCCGAATCCGAGAGTGACTCCGTCCCTGAGTGCCTTCTTGTAGTGATGAGTAAGAGTCGTGGCGCTGTAGCTGCCGGAGTTCAGCTTCCACTTATAGGTCGCGTCTCCGGCCTCTCCTCCCTGAACGATCTCCACATGAAAGGTCCCGGTCGTTGTAGCCGTGTAGCCCCCGTAGGGGATGATCGAGCCATCACCTGTGTTCCCGAGATTGATCGGCGGATCGTAGACAGTCCGAGAACGGATTCCGAAGTCCTTGGCTGCTCCTGTATCAGTCCCGACCAGGTAGATCTTGTAGGGGTGCAGGGGACTCAGGGGGAGACTCGGCTTGAGCCGGATAAGCGTCCGATATTGAGCGGTGCCGACAACGTCCAGGAAGCTAGTTCCCAGATCTGAGCCATTCGTGTCTTGGTAAAAGCACTCGAAAGTTCCCCGGACGATGCCATGATAAGCCGGATCCGCAATCGCATTCGGATACGTCGACTTGGGAAAGTTCATGGGATTGTAGGGGCCGGAGAGGATCTCTTTGTCGGAACCCTCTACGAAGAAGGTGCCGAAGCTGATCGAGGACGGATCGATGGGCTTGTCGAAGACGGCCTCAACCACAGAATGAAGCGGAACTCCCTGCGCCCCGCTCGCCGGATTTGTCGATAGTACTTTGATAGCCACTGGCCCTGTCCCCTCTTCCTATAGCTACCTCGACTGTAGCACGTACCGGCGCAAGGCCCGGTCAATGCTCCGATTCGCTCTGCTCTTGTAATTGCCCCGTGCTCGGGTGTGACCTGCCACGAAAAAGGTTCGTGAGTTACAGGTGAACGACACGTTGAAGACAAAGTCTCGACCAGGGACATACCCGTCCTTGCCCCAGATCTTGTACGATCGACACCGATTCTTGAGTACGGGAGACAACCAGTGGCGTGACCCTCTACGCAGTGAGTGGAGTAGGTGTCGGTAATCCTTTCGCGGCAGCTGATGCAGGTTTGCTAGCGACTGATAGAGCAGCACTTGCAGGTCCTGAAGAGAGCTGCAGTTCGAAGGGCAAGACAATGACTTCAGCCGGGACTGTCGCCTCGAGAGGAGCTTTCTGGACCCATGCCACAAGACGGGAGACCTGCGAAGGCTCCGGAGCTTATACGCTCGACTGATCCATGTGTGAGTCAGTCCCCAGCGCCGGGCACTTGTGTTCAGGTAGTCACTGCCGGCAATCAGGACGAGGAGGTCAAATGAGAGGTTGTCGCTGTGTCGTAGCGAGTTCCAGACAAGCTCCCTGACTGATCCGCAGAAGTAGATGCCTCTCCATCCAGCTTTCATTGATATGCGACTGCTTCCCGAGAGGCCGAATGCCTGCACCCGCTTCAATGCACCGATTGCAGCCCAGAGCTTGACAGTAGAGGCCGGCCACCACTTCCGGTACGAAGAGACTCCTACGCGAGAGCTGGTTTGGTATACCCCACTCAGGTAATTAGCCTTCTGCTCTGAGACCAGTAGCTCTACTCCATATGAGTGATTCCCTTTGACGGAGAGGAGTGTGGCAAGCGAGAGGAGGCAGAGCACTAGCAGAAATAGTGCCCCGGGCCCTGTCAGCTTTCTGTTGTCAAACTTCACGCAGGCCTCCCCACTTCACTTGCCGCACATGACCAGTCCCCCGATCCTTCCGATTGAGCAGATACCAGCCAAAGCCGATACCTTTCGGCATCCCGTAATCGTTCTGGATGTTCGAGTTGAACACCCTGACGCACTCGACCTGCTTCCCCTTGTAGGAACGAAGCTCGAGACCCACGAAGATAGCTGCGTGACCAGAGTCCTTCTCGATCGGGCTGGGTTTGTTCTGGAACTGGATGTAGTCTCCGAACTGAGCGTTGTAGACGCTGTCCTCATCAGGATCCACATCGGCAACGATCTGGAAGCCGAACTCTTCCTCGAACGTAGCCTTCACACCTTCCTTCTCGGCCCAGTCCTTCCACTTCGCCTGCAAGTGCTCCCAAAGCATCAAGAGCCCAGCCGGGGCACCGTCCCAGAACCGCTCCTCGTCCTTGTGGACCTCCCAGTAGCGGATCAGAAGCTCGGCCGCGGCCAGATCCATGTCGTGCTCGCCCTCGTACTCCTCGTCCATGAAAATGGGCCAGCAGGAGAAGAAGTGCTCGAGGCCTGTTCCGGTGCAGAAGGTGTAGTAGTTGCTGGGATTAGGGCTTGCCAGGACCCCTCCCCGGAACTGCACTGACTCAAGGACCCCATCCTGACCCTGTGCCCACTTGTACGTAGACTCGAGCTCGGATTGTAGCTCCCAGAGACGAAGCATCTCCTCGTACTGGACCTGTTGCCAGTGATTCAGCGACCCGAACGACGGAAGAAGCTGACGAACTTTCGCCATGCTATCAACCACCCCTTTCGGAACTTTGAGGTATTCTCCCACTGCTCTATCTCCCCCTGTACCCGTTCCACCCACTCCTGTGACTCAGGATGTACATTCAGCTTACCAACCGGCCCGTACCCTCCTTCTAGAATCTCCCGAGCCAGGGACTCATCCCGGACGCGAACTCCCAAGCGGATGAAGATGTAGCTGTCGTCCTCCTCCTCTGTCAGGACCTCGATAGATCGGTCTTCCTGTTGCGCTCGACCGATATCAGCAAACCAACTCTGGACTGGATCTTGAATCATGGGCTCTCCTCGTAGGGGGCAAAGAAAAAGGCGAGGGGGCCGCTCCCCTCGCCTTCAAAGAGCCCCCCGCTTATCGAGCGAAGGGCCAGGTTTTGTCACCAATCTTACACCACGGCGGTAAAGGCCGGGATGTCTACCAGGTTCGCAGCATTGATGGTGCTACGAGAAGGCAGGATGATGGAGTTCGGATCGATCTTCACGTTCCGGGCCACAGCAATGGCCAGGCCTTCGTTGTAGATCTGGATGCCGTACCGTTCGCGGAGCTTCACCTTATCGATGTCCACGGACTTGTCGGTCCAGGAATCCATGAAGACGTTCTCTGCTACGAGCAGGGCACCGAGCTCATTCCGGTCACAGACGATGATGTCAGTGGTCCGCTTCGCTGTATCGTAATGAACATGCGGAGTTACGATGACGTCGAACGGGAACGGCATGAAGTAGTTCGGGAACTTGGGGGCACTGTTCAGGCGCGGAGCCTGAGGGTAGTCGCCTGCTGGGGTCGGAGACTTGGAGCCAGAGGGAGAGATGTTCTGTCCCGTGGTTCCATGAGTCCGAGGGGTTCCCCAGGGAGCACGACCAGCAGGTTGCCCTGTATAGCTACCCCACATGGCTCCGGAACCCGCCTGAAGAGCAAAGGCCCGGAGATAGTCGTCCTTCATGAACATGGCCCAGGTGAGCGGATGCATGATCAGAAGGTTCGGCATGAAGCCTTTGTTGATGACCGCAGCAAAGAGGTCAAAGAGGTTGTCATGAGTCAGGGAGCCATTGGCGGCACCCTTAAAGTCACGTCCAGTGGTTACTCCGAGGAGCGCCGTGTTGGGGTCGATGTTGTCAAAGACAGTGACACCCAAGCTGGAAATGTACTCAGCGACGATCTCTTCCTTGAGGCGAGCCAAGGCACGAGCGGCAGCATGAATGTGGAGGTTGACCAGATCGAGAGTGGACGAAGTCTTCATCTCTTCCGTGATCTTGAACGCCACACCGTACTTGCCGATTTCGGCCGTAACAGTCGCTCCACCGATCTGCAGCTGGACTTCGGGGTAGGCTTCGCCTTCCGCAATCCGGGCCGCAGTCAAAGCTCCGATACCACCGCGAACAATCTGGATGCCAGCTTGCCACGGAACTTGGTCCAGGAGCGGGGTGAGAACAAGGTGGGGCTCGAGCGCCTCTTGAGCTACTTCCGAGACGACCTGGGGGAGCCAAACCGAAGCGTGGCTCGTGGCGGTCGCATCTTTCCAGCCGAATTCCTTGCCCGTAATGTCAACGTGGCTCTTCTTCCAGGCATCGGCGAACACATGATAGTTCCCTCTGTCCTTAAAGAGCTTTTCCAATTCCGCAGCACAACCCATTGCGAATGTTCCTCCTCAGGATCCCCTCTGATTCCCCTCAGATGGGTCAGTCAATTACTTGTTGATGATGTTGACACGGACGAGAGTGTCGGCACCCCCGGTATACGTGAGCTTGTCGGGCAAACCGCCAGTAGCCATACCAGGCATCCGATCCTGGATCATGCTGTCAGGCAGAAACTGTCCCGCAGTACGAACCCGCTGCAGGCCACTGTTCGGGAACTTCTCGAAGCTGAGCACCTGACCCAGAATCATAGACTGTTCCTGAGCATTGAGCATCAGGTCGCTAAGAGCCGTGGTCAAGTTGGTCATGTTCGTGTTCAGAGCGGTAGTGTTCGTGTTCACGATCTTGAACGCATCGTTGATCTCAGTGTCCGCATAACTGTTTCCGAACGTGGTAGACGCATCCTTTCCACGAACATCGTTGTCGAGGTTGTTCACCATGGCAACGCCAGTCGCGAAGCTATGCTGCGCCTTGTCAGCTCGAGCCCAGTTGGACTTGGCAGTGGGGACGAGATAGTCACCCATCTGAATGGGGCCGACAACACAGGCGTACTTGCTGGTGATGTCCTGGTCCGCGATAGCCGCAGCGTAGACAGTCTGGCCAGTAGGAATCCCGCTGTAGTGGTAGAAAGTCATGTTCACGACCGGTTGACCACCAGACTCTTCCACTTTGAGAGCCGCAGCCGCCGCATCGTTTTGAGTGCCGTGATAGAAGTAGATCCGTCCGAGATCGACATCGACGAAGTAGTCTCCGACAGCCTTGCACTCTGCAATGGAGCTCTTGGCGTTGACGAAGTAGCTGTTGGTGTCATTCCCGAAGGCCCACTTAGTAGTCTGGCCGTTGTCCGGAGCGAGAGGCAGATACTTAGCATCGTCGATCTGGAAGTAATAGACTAGCGAAGTTGCGTTGATCTGTGTAACCGTACCGAAGCTACCGGTATTCAGGTTGATCGTAGCTTTCTTCGCCGGGACCCAAGGCAGCTGCAGGACATAGTCACAGCCGATGGCCACACGCTTCTGGACAGCAAAGTTATGCTTCCGGTACGTGCTGGGGTTCTCGGGATTGCCAGTCTTGGACGCAGCCTGGTAGTAGGGGTAGGATGCGTAACCGATGGGAGCGGAGATGAAGTTCTCGAGGCCTTCAGTGGCACCGAGGAGTCCCCGAGCCCGAAGAGCCGTTTCCATATCGCTCTTCTTCCAGCCGGTGCTGGTGTTAGCGGTCACGTCCGTGGAATCGACAGTCGCTTTCGATTTGAGAGACTGAACGACCTGGTCCTCGTCAAGTTGCTTGTATCGGAGGACGATGTCATTGGCACCAGCTGCTTTCCAGCGCCGGAACAAGCCGGCGGGAACCAGGTAGCCGTCCCGGGAGATGGCGACGGGGCGTCCCGCGGCCACGACCAGGTACTCCTCCCACTCCTTGTCGTAGATGGCGACGTTACCGGTACCCCGACTGGGATTCGCGGTGTCGAAGTCATCCAGAGGAAGCCAGGGAGCCACAGTGAGTTCGATGTGGGGCCGATGAGACTCAGAGTATTCAACCTGAGGCTGGACGTGCCCGTGTCTCTGCCAGTATTTGGTGTTATCAGCCATTAACCTTCTTCCTCCTCAGTGGAATCCTCTTTCTTGAGTTCCGTAACAAGGTCAGACCCGATGTACCCCTGTAGTTCCATCTGGTCGATGTATTGATGGGCTTTCGCCACGCTATCAGTTTTCAGATTCTGAAACCGTTCGAGCACGGAAGCCGTGATGGGATCGAGTTCTTCGTTCCCGGGCTTCGCCACTTCACTCTGGAGTGTATCATCGGTGACTTCACCAGAGTCTGTAACTACCGCTCGGCCCTCAAGGAACCGTTCGATTCCTTCTTGAACCTTATCAGAGGCGAGCAGCTCTTTGTTCTTGGCCTGCAGCTCTGACAGCTCCAGCTCAAGGGCCGCATCCTTTGCTTGCTCCAGAGACTCGACGTTCAAATTGTCAGAGACTACGGCGAGGAGCGCGTTGGTGGTTGCGGCAGATTCTTTCGTTTCGACAGTCAGGTCGGTGATCTGTTTCGTCAGCCCGTCCCGAGCAACGGTGACTTCTTGCAGCTGAGACTTGAGCCCGGCCACCTCTTGAGAGTCACTGTCACTTACGACTTTCTCGAACCCGTCGATCTCGGAGATGTTGAAGCCTCGAGAGACCATGTCCTGAGCGATAGCTTCGTAGACAGAGACGACATCGAAGTCACTCACCTGCTGAAGCTCGCCGGACACAAAATCACAAAGGACTTCTGCCGGAGCTCGATCACAGCCAATCGCCTTGGCTTTCTTGTCGACCATCTTGCCGACTCTCTCCTTGAAACTGTCGGAGAAGTTAGCGCCTTCCAGAAGTTGTCGGGTAGCGGAGACATGCTCAGCGTCCGTCACGGGGAAGGAGCGTCCAGGTCCACAGAAGTAGGTACCTCCGAGCCCTTCGAGCTTCTCGGGTTCCAGCTGCTGATCTTCATCAAGGAGTTCTGAGACTCCCCGATAAATGTCGGAGGCCGAGCTCGAGTCCGATAGCTGCTTCCAATCGAAGTCAGGTTTCGGAGTCTCGGTGCTGGACCCATTCTTATCTTGGTTTACAGCCATGTCCTTGCCGTTTCCTCCCTCAGGCAATTGATCACTTCTCAACGTATAGCATGCGTCCACAACGGGGATCTGCTTGATGCTCTCCTGCGAGTCTAGCATGGTGAATTCCTCCATGGATTCGACCATCGCCAGTTCATCCGCAGGAATCGTCACGACCGATGTTTCTGGAAACGACATCTTCTCGAAAACAAGGAACCCAGGCATCCCGTCAACTTCGGCGAAAGGCCCGTGCTCACAGTGCTCCGAGTCCTTCCCTTCTTCCTCCTCTTCTCCTCCCATGATGTAGTCCCAGATGCTCTTGAACGGCTTCCCGTCATGGGGGCAGACGACCTCATCAGTGGTGGTCCGAATGGAGAAGGTCATGTACCTCTCGTCCAGGAACTTCTCGATGGCATCCTTCTCTGTGATGTGCATAGTCGTACGAACGAAGCCGAGTCCTTCAAAGGAGCGGTCGTAGACGATTCCGGACTTCATCATGGACTGGATCAGGGAGAACGTATCTTCTCGGGAGAGGTGCGATGCTTGGCCAGTGAATAGCCCCGCCTGGGGTGTATCCACGTACTCGCAATTAACTGTTCGACCGATCGGGTCTCCGGAGCTGTTATGCGCGAGGATCACAGGCTTTGGATAAGGACGGAGGAAAGAGTCAGCTCCCACGGCCATTTGCCGGGGCTGATAGAAGCCGTTGTTCAGGGTCAAGCGCCCGGCGTGGGTCACCGGAGCTTTCACTTCCAGCACATACTTGTTCCCCCGGGGCTTGGTCAGCTTAATCCGGCCATCGACAAGATTCCCGACCTCTTGGTCGAACTGCACCTTGCTGAGCACTGACGGGTCCACCTGTACCAGGCTTAAAGAGCTGTACTGCGGCCGCACTGGCCCGGGCCGTTTCTTAGACATCGACTTCCCCTCTTATCGGACTACTCTTCGTAGAGCCCGTCCTCAAGATTAGATAAGTAGCCAAGGAACAAAGAGGTCTTCTCCCGCACACTGAGGGAGCCCCGTGAGTCACTGCCGTGACTGTCGAACTGTTCCCCGACCACATGTAACTGATTATAGAACATATCTACTGAGGCCTTTCCTTCTCGGCCTTTCTCTGCTACCACCCTGTCGGTCACTTGCTCTCGTACTTCATTGATGGCTGAGAGAAGAGATTGGATAGTGGTACCCTCTTGGGCTGATGCTCGCGCCCCGGCCTCGCTCGCCGGCATGTATGCAGACTTCCTGGGATCTGGGCCTGCCTTCTTCCCGTGCTGATTGCTCGGACGGTTCTGTCCCGCCCCCGCCTTCTGCCCGCTCGTTGGCTTTGCTCCTGCCCCCTGTGCCTTCCTCTGCTCGGCCTCTTTCTTCTCCCGCTCCTGCTCCTTCGAGACTCCCGAGGAGCTGATCTCAGAGTTAGGATTCCTCGCCAGCGCTTCCGCCTCCGCACTGTGTCCTGAAGCCTTGTTCTTCAGCAGCTCCATCGGCTCCTGATGCTTCTTGTAATGCGTCTCCAGCCACTGCTCTTCCGTGAACGGCTCCTCTCCGATCGAACGACGGAGCTCCGGCAGGGTAGTGGCATGCTGGGAGAACATCTGCGCGTGGTGGTTCTGTTTCTTGATCAACATGTCGATGTCAATCTCGTTGAACCGCAAATAGACCCGGTTCTCCTCCTTCATCATCTCTGATGCCGGAAAAGAAGACTCCAACAACAATGGCTGCAGCAACATGCGCCAGAATTGCCACTCTGTCCGACGCTGGATGTACTTGACCCCATCAATTAGAATGCGCGAGAGACTATCAGAGGTCGACCGGTTCGAAGAGTTGGACTCACCGATGTCCAACCGAGAGATTCCGAGATCCGCCAGAACCCGAGCCTTAAAGTACTCCAGGTAGGGCAGGGCATCGAGCGCGGCTTGCTTCGCACCCAGAACATCGATGTCATGACGCTCAGGCGTAACGATGGCCCCTTCCGAGGGCAAAGAGCTGACCTGCTTCTGGACCTCATCGAGCTCAGTCGTGCCATCAGGGTTGATTCGCGCCGGCATCTTCTCGGTGCCGACCTTGTACTGGTACAGCGGGAACAGGTACTGGTAGAGGAGGATCTCGACGTCTTCCTCAATCCGCCTCAACACTGCGATGTCGTCACGTCCCGGAACCAGGGTAGGGGTCCCGACTGCGTAACCGGTCTTGTCATTGATCTTGAAGTGCAGGTAGTTGGCCCGGCCGAAGATGACAGGCTTGTTGCTGCCGTACCCTTCCTGCTTCAAAGCAATCGGGTTCCCCTTCCGGTCATGCTTGATCTGGACCGTCTCTGCAGGGATCGGAAAGAGGCCAGCAATCGGCGGGATCGTTTTCCCAAACTGACGAATAGACCGACCGCTAGAGTGCTCTCTGCTGCGGACAACAGACTCGAAGTGGTTCGAGAAGCGAATCAGATCCGACACCGTCGAGCGAATCAGCTCTTCGGTGCAACGCTGAGACCTGTAGCACACCTCGTCCAGCCGATCCCGAACATACTTGACCGTCTTGGGGTTCTTGCCGACAAAGGCCCAGCCCTCTTTCAGGGCCAGTCCCTCTTTCCTGCCAAACGCCCGAGCTGCCAACCCCTCGGTCTCTTCAATCGCGATGATCTCGGAGAAGTTGTAGACCGGATAGTGAAAGGCCTCCATCGAGGAGTAGGGGCTCATTGACGTATGCTTCAGCGTAGGATCAACAACACGTCCGAAGTTATCTTGAACAGACCGATGCCCAGGCCGCGGGGCGAGCGCATCTGTACCTTCCATCTGCAAGAGGACAGGCTTAAGCTTCTGCAGCTCCTCTGCTGTCAGCGGCCGAAACTCATCACCCGCATCGTTCGCCTGAATCTCTTTTACTGAGCTCACGAAGGCTCTCAATCTGGTCGCGACCGCTCCCGGATCGTACCCTTCCTGTATCACTGTAGATTCCATCGATTAGCTCATTCCCTCGATGAGAGAGTCCACCGATAGGAACTGCTCTCGATAAGCCACTGGAGTTGGACAATTATCCAGACTCAGTCTACCACTCAAGCTCAGCTGGAGAGCCTGGCCGGGGCCATTCAACGGACCCAGCGGAATGACCGTCACGCCAGGATGTGCCAACAGATTCAAGGCTTCGGCCTCCGCACGAGTCAACTGAACGACTCTTGTCGGGCTCCCTCCGCCTGTTCCATCTACCCGGACCCCAGGCATGCGCTTTGCCAACTCGTCTCCGGCTGCTTTCTTCGCCTCCTCCAGCGCCTTCTCCTTGTCCTGGCACGTCTTCACCTGCCCCGTGAACAAGTCACCCAGAACAGTGATGAACATGAGCAGATTCGCGAGCCGGAGAACTTCCTGCACCGAGGAGATCAGAGCGGCCAGGAATCGCTTGAACTGATTCATCGCTTTCTGATACTTCGCCACCAACTTGTTCATGAACCCCTGGATCTTCTTCTTGATACCGAGGATGAACTTGCGCAGCTTCTCAATGGCCGCGACGATCGAATCCACCTTCTTCGTGTTATCAAGAGCCCCGAGCGCCTTCTGAGCCCCTCCCGGCAACTTCGTCTTGTACGTCTCATTCAGCCCCGCCCCTTTCACCTTCACGCCGAAAGTAGCCTTCGCTGCAATCTTAGAGCCCTGGAATCGAAACTTCTTAATGAGAGTCTCGAGTGAGATGAGCAAGCAGTCAACAGGCTTAAAGATGAGATTGGACCATGCCTTGACCAGGTTGGCAGCGATAGCGAGAAATGGCAGGAGAATGGCCCCGGCCAGGTTCGAGACCGGGCTTAGAGAAAAGGACGGCAGCGAGACAGATAGATTGATACCTTTCGCGATCAGCATCGCCAGGGCCGAGAAATCGGGCAGGCACGTAAAGTTGAACATATTGAGGGTGATACAGAGATCCATCTCCGAGTCATTGGCCCCGAGCCCGAGAATGGTCTCGATCAAGCCTCCGATCGTATTGATGACTGCCGACGCCACGTTGATGAGCTGATCCAGGAATGAGATGTCGGGAACCAGGTTCACTGCCTCGAGCCGTAAGTCGCAGGGGATACAATCCTTCAACAAGATCGCAGCCGCTTCTCCTGCTGTCTTCGCCCGCACGAGCGCATTGATCGTGTTCTTCGACCGGATCCGGAAGGGGCCCACTGAAACAGTTTCCTCTCGGGACACCGCATCGCCTTTGGCGTAGAACTCCTGCAGCGTCTCGTTGATCTTCCCGGTCACTTCCTGATTGTAGGTTTCGCTGTTCTTCCCGAGCCCCGTCTTGAGCCCCTCCCACTCCTGCTTCAAAGCCTTGGCAGGATCCAGAGACTTCAGCGATGACTGCAACGTAGCCCGCAGGTTCTCGAGCGGCCTCCAGGTGGTCGTGGCGACGTGCCTTCCCTGGCTCTGCTCCGAGACGTTGTCCTCAAAGTACTTGGCCACTGCTTCAAGCGCAGCCAGGTCCCCGAGGTTCACCTTGATTCGCTGTACCGCCATTAGTATCTGATCTCCAACTCACCAAGCTCTGACTCTTCCCGGAGCTCCTTCAGGAGTACACGATTCCGGCGAATGAGATCTGAGACCGAGAAGGTGTCCTCGTCCTTGTCCAGGAGCAGGGAGATGATGAAAGGGAACATCTCGAGAAAGGCCCGCGCTCTCGCCCGGAGCTCGTCCTCGTCCAATCCCAACTCGTCCCGGAAGTACCGTCGCAGGATCGGGTCATTCAGGAACTCATCAACCTTGCTCATTCACGATTCCCTCTCTCACCGAGTCACTGAAACCACGAATGGCTTCGATCACCTGCCGATACATGTCAAAGCTGATCTCGCCGACGTCCTCACCGAACACTCTCCTGATCGCCTTCCGGACCTTCTTCTCCTCAGCGGGCACCTGCACCTGCGCCTCTCCATACGTCTGCTCGATTACCTTCATCGCACCAGATAATGCATCCACGCTCTTCTGCAGTGCCTTCTCTGCCTCTACCAGCTTAGGATGACGCTCCAGCCCCTGAGCCGCCTCGATCTCGGCCTCCAACCCAGGCTTCTCGCTCGCCACCTGCTTCACCTGCAAGAGGTAGTCCGTCACTTCCTGGGCCTCAGGCGGTAACGTCGCTGTCAGAATGTCCAGAGTCCGTCGGTCAACCTTCGCCATTACGCAACGTGCTCCACATAGTCCATCTCCAGAGTCGCCTCGTAGAGACCGATGTCCACCACCGGAGCAACTGCCACCCGGATCCACAGCGGCTTATACGCCTGATCGGCCTCGCCCACCTTCCCGATCGAAGGAATGCGAATCTCGTTCCCCCAAGAGATAGAGGACCAGATCCGCTCCGTCGGCTCAAGACTGCCCCAATAAAGCTTCACACCAAAGCCATTCGCTCCGCTCGTCACATCAGGACCAACAGAGACCGGCCGAATGACAATGTCGGAGTGCCACTTGCCGGCGTCATCATTCCTGAGAAACAACTGACGAATGTCGGGGGAGAGTAATCGACGATTGTGCCCCGAGACCAACGCCCGAGCATCAGTATTGTCCAGGTACGAGTCAACCTCTTGGGCTGTATACAGTTTCAGCATTACTTTCGCCTATTCCGGAGAGAAAACATGGGGGAGTCATTAGACCGAGAGCGAGTCGGGGGCAGGGCGCGGCTAGGAACCGGTCTACCTGACTGCTTGCGCTTCTCATTCTCCTCATATCTTACCCACTCCTTTGATGAGATCCTCTGACCCGTAACCGGAGGAGGGGCCTTCACCGGTCGCTTGTAGTCATGGTCCCCTGCCGGGATGTGAGAAATGTGAGCGACGAGACGAGCGGGCTGGTCCAGGGAACCGAACTTCAACTTGAACCCAACCAGCGCCAACATGAACGCATCTAGCCTGTGGTCACCGATCGAAGGACTCGAAGGACCGAACACCGGTTGGCCAGTCGCCGCCGACCGACGCAGGATCATATAAGACTTGAGCTGACGAAGCAGGACCATGTCGTGCTCCGAGATCGCCAGGTTCTGGTCCTCAAAGCGACGGACAGCGTTCTCGATCAGGAATGGCTTGGCAGGCTTCCGCTTCACTACCCCGTTCGTCGGATTCGCTACCTCGATACTTGAGCTGAAGTTGTAAGGGATCAAAGTGTCTCGGAGGTCAGCAATAGCCGGATGCTCATGCCCGCGGTCCAGAGCAAAGCGCTGCAACAACTCAATCTGTGTCGAGCCATACCCCTCATCCACGCAGACAACACCCGGCCTCCAGAACTTGATCATCTCGATCAACCTCGTCAGCGCATTCAGCTGCGTCCAAGTACTCTTCGGCACATTCACCGAGTCAATCGACTTGTACTCACCCGTCGCTGTATCCAGACCAACAACGAAGATCTCCGTCCCTGCCGAGCTGTTCCAGTCCACCCCGATGCCATAGATCCAGCCATCTTCCGGAATCTGCTCCGCGTAGATGTGACTCCGCATCGCCAAACGAATCAAGTCAGGCCGGAACACGCCAGAGTCAGGAGGAGAGAATACCGCCATGTACTCATGCAGGAACTCATCCTCCGTCTCGACGTCACCAAAGACCCCGTCCCGAACGTTGTCCCAGTCAGGCCGACACGAGGTCGGAAAGTGAAAGGACTTGAAGGTCGGCTTGTCCATGCACCACTCCCAGAAGAAGTCCTGCATCCCTGTCGGCGTAGAGAGCGCCCTCAAGATCGTGTTCTGGTTCGTCGCCAGAATCGCCATGATCGCTTTCCGGTCAGCCTCACCCAGATAGTTAGCCTCATCAAGAACCAACAGAGAAGCTGAGAAGGAACGAATGGAGACACCCGCGGCCGCAGTTCCAGTACCTGCTGTCACACAAGTGATCGTTGAGCCGTTATTGAACTGAACGATGTAGTACGGGCTGCTCCTGTACGCAGACATCGCCTGGGACAGCAACGGATTCCGATCGATGAAGCCCTTGATCGTCGCCATGATGTTGTCCGCATGCGTCTGCCGCGGCGTAACAATCAGAACTCTTGTCGGCTCCTGATACGGCCCGCCCGTCTCCGGATCCAGAACCAGCGCTCTCGTCACAGGGTCCCGGGTGAAGAACGGCTGCACCATGCAAGCCCACAAGATGTAAGCAGAAACAGCAACCGACTTCCCGGTCCGACGCCCGCAACGGAACACCGACCTCTTCGAAGTGCAGTCCAACATCAG